GAGATGCAGAAGGCGATCGAGATGCTGGACGAAGTGAAGGAGAGCATCATCAACGCCTACGAGATCAAGACCGGCATGCAGCGCGCGAAGATATCGCGGCTCATGGACGCGGAGACCTGGATGAACGCGCGGAAAGCGATCGAGCTGGGCTTCGCGGACGGCATGATAGACGGCAAGACAGAGACCGGAAGCGCGGAGGCCTACGCCTTCGAGGCTCGCACGGTCGAGATGAAAGCGGTCGCAAAGGCGGCGGCGAAAATGAACGGCAAGAAGCCGGAGCCCCAGGCACCCGGCAGAAGCATCGAGCAACTGCTCGAAGAATTAAAAACTAAAAAATAAGAAGGAGAGCAAAGCAATGACAATTAACGAATTGAGAGCCCGTAAGGCTAAGGCCTGGGACGATTGCAAGAATTACCTCGACGCACACAGGAAAGATGGCATCCTCTCGTCTGAAGACGAGGCCGTCTACAACAAGATGCTCGAGACCGTCGACAACCTCGACAAAGAGATCGCACGCGCGGAAGACGCTGCTGAGAGAGACGCCGCGATGGCAGCTCCCACCAGCTCCCCGATCGTGAGCGCACCCGGCAAGACCGAGAGCGGAAGATCCTCCGAAGAGTACAAGAAAGCGTTCAACACCTACCTGAAGACCAGGAAGGCCAGCAACGCGATGCAGGAAGACACGAACAGCGAGGGCGGCTATCTGGTCCCCACCGAGTTCGAGAAAGTTCTCTACCAGGCAAGAGATGCCGCCGACCCGATCTTCAAGCTGGCCGGCAAGATCACCCTGGGAGCGAAAGAAAAGCAGGTTCCCTACGTCTCCTCTGAAGGCGTCGCGACCCTGATCGCCGAGGAAGGCGCCTACGGTCTCACCGATGACGCGATCGGCCAGGTCGTGTTCAGAGCCTACAAGTTCGGCCGCATCATCAAGGTCTCCGACGAGCTCATCGCGGACTCCGCGTTCCCGCTCAGCAACTACCTCGCCGAGAGCCTCGGACGCTCCATCGGTAAGTGCGAAGCCGGCTACTTCTGGACCGGAACCGGTTCCTCTCAGCCTCAGGGCGTGATCACCGCCGGCACCGTGGCAGTCACTACCGCCAGCACCTCTGCGATCACCGCTGACGAGATCATCGACCTCTACTACAGCTGCCCCGAAGAGTACAGAGAGAACGCTGTCTTCGTGTTCAACAACGCGACGGTCGCGAAGATCCGCCAGCTGAAGGACGGCGCAGGCCACTACCTCTGGGCTCCCGGCGGAAACGGCTACCCCGACACTCTGCTCGGCAAGCCGCTCTACACCTCCGGCAACATCCCGGTCATCGCAGCCTCTGCGAAGGTCGGCGTTTTCGGTGACATCGGTGCTTGCTACAAGATCGCGGACAGAGAAGGCCTTGAGTTCAAGGTTCTCAACGAGCTCTACGCCGGCAACGGCCAGGTGGGCTTCCGCGGCATGGTAAGAAGCGACGGCAAGGGCATCCTCGCCGGCAACATCAAAGTGCTCCAGATGCACGCCTAAGATTAAGAGACGGAAGGAGACGGCGACATGTACCCGACGCTTGCGGACATTAAGGCAAACCTTATAATAGCCAGCACGGACACGACAGACGACGACCTGCTGACAACGCTCCTGAGCGCTGCCGTCTCCTACGCCGAGGCCTACCAGCATCTCCCGGACGGCTTCTACGAGGCCAACGAGATGCCGGCAAGGACTCAGCAAGGCGTGGTGATGCTGGTGACGTTCTGGTACGAGAGCAGAGACGGCGGCGCAGGCGGCTTCTTTGCGAACAGTACAACAGCTGCGCAGCAGGCGACGGTCGCGATCAACAACCTGCTCAGGCTCGACCGAGACTGGAGGGTCTGAGATGCTGGGACAGATGACGCGGACGATCGACATCGTCACCGAGACCGTGACGAAGGACAACGACGGCTTCCCGACGTACACGGACGCGACGGTCGCATCGAACGTGAGAGCCTACCGGGAAGGAAGGCAAGGAAGCGAAGCATGGAGGAACCGTGCGGCGTTCACGGACGCGACGGACCTCTACCGCTTCCGGGTCATCCACGGGACGGAGGTCACGACGAAGATGATCATCGTGGACGGGTCGAGTCGGATGCAGATCACGAGCGTGGAGTACATCCGCGGGCGCGGTCTCTACGTCGAGGTTCTGACGAAAGAGGTGGTCCCGAGTGGCACGAGCAGAAATTGAAATACCGGACGACCTGATCAGGCAGCTGAACAAGCTGGACCGGACGATGGACGACATCGTCACGAAGACGCTGGACGCCGGAGCGGAGACCTGCGTGGAACCGATGAGGGACAGCCTCCGGAACCGCGTGAGCGCCGAGCACAAAGACGGTGAGTTGGTCAGCGCTCTGGGCAAGACAACGGTCAGGAAAAGCAGCAGGGGCAACCTCAACGTGAAGGTCGGCTTCAACGACCCGAGGCGCGACGGGAACATCAACGCGAAGATCGCGAACGTCCTGGAGCACGGAGGCCGCGGAGGCAGACAACCGGCGAGGCCCTGGCTGAAACCGATCCGGAAGCAGCTGGAAGAGAACGCCCGGCGGGCGATGGAGGCCGAGTTCTCGAAGGAGGTCAGACAGACACAATGAGCTTTTCGAGCATAATGAAAGACGTCGCGGCCATCCTGACGACGCTCAGCATAGACTACGAAACCGGAGTTTACACGGCACAGCCGGCGCCGGCCACCTTCTGCGTCATCATACCTGGGACTGAGACGCCGGAGTGCGCGGACGACATACCGGACAACGTGGTAAGCACGGCAACCATCGAGCTCTACTCGACGGGCAACTACCTCGACGTGGCGCGCAAAATAATGACGCAGATCGTGGACAACGGGCTGACGCTCGAAGGCTGCGAGTTCGTCGAGAAGGAGCCGGACACCGGCTATAATCACTACGCAATAGACGTTTCTAAGACTCAAACGTGGGAGGACATAAAATGGCAACAATAGGACTGAGCAATCTCTACTACGCCGCCATCACCGAGGACACCGCAGGCAACGAGACCTACGGAACCCCGGCACAGCTCGCGAAAGCGATCACCGCGGACATCACCATCGACGCGGATGAGGCGATACTTTATGCGGACGACGGCGCGGACGCTATCATCCGCGAGTTCCAGAAGGGAACGATCAACCTGGAGACGAACAACCTGGACGTGACGGCTCTCGTCGCTCTGGTCGGCGCTACTAAGGACACGAAGGGCGTCACGATGCACAGAGGCGAGGACACCCCGGCGCCGGTGGCTATCGGCTTCAAGGCGAAGACGAGCAAGGGCGGCTACAAATACTACTGGCTGTATCGCGTCGTTTTCAAAGTTCCGGACAGCAACCTCAAGACGAAGGGCGAGAGCATCGAGTTCGCGACCCCGACCATCGAGGGAACATTCACGCGCCGGAACAAGGTCGACACCCAGAGCAAGCACCCCTACATGGCGTGCATCGACTCGGATGAGACCGGAGCGGACGCGGCGACCATCACGGCATGGTTCAACGCAGTCTACGAGCCGGCATACGTCTGATAACTAAGGCAAAACAACGGAGGGCGAAAGGAAATGAACAGACCGAAGGTGAAGATCGGCGGGACCGAGTACGAGCTCGTCCTGACGACTGCAGCGACGAAGGAGATCAACGACAAGTTCGGCGGCCTGAGCAAGCTGGGCGACAGCATCTCAGGCTCCGAAGGCATCGAGGCGGCGTGCTGGCTGGTGGCGCTTTTAGCGAACCAGGGCATCAGGCGCCGGAACCTCTTCTCTCAGACAAAGGAGCCGGAGCTCACGGCGGAGGCGGTCGAAATACTGACGACGCCGGCAGAGCTGCCGGATCTGACAATGGCGTGCGTGGACGCGATTAAGCTGGACTCGCAGCGCCTCGTGGAGAGTGAGGAGGAGTTCGGCTCAAAAAACTGAGCCGCCGGAGCGAAGGGCCGGACCTTAGCGGCGAGGACTTCGCCCGGCTGATCTTCATCGGAGTGACCCTGCTGGGACGACCGGAGCGCGAGGTCTGGCTGATGCCGATCGGACAGCTCCTCGACCAATGGGAATGCTATCGGCAATTCCACGGCATGGCCAAGCCTAAGCGCGAGCACTTCATCGACGAGGTCTTCGTTCCCGGGCTCATCTAAAGAAAGGCGGAGACAATATGGCAAACAATATCGGCATAAAGTTCACCGCCGAGGGCGAGAACAACCTCAAGAAAGCGCTCAGCTCGGTCAACGCCGAGCTGAAGCTTGCAGGCTCCGAGCTCAAGCTGGTCGACTCACAGTTCGACAAGAACGACAAGAGCATCGAGGCCACGCGGGCGAGGACCGAGGCCTACAACAAGGTCCTCGAGGCACAAAAGAAGAAGCTGGACATCCTGCAGAAGGAGCTGGCCGAAGCGGCGAAGCAGTACGGCGAGAACAGCACCCAGGCGCAGAACCTCCAGCGACAGATAAACGAGACGCAGGCGGCGATCAACAACACCACGCGCGAGATGGACAAGAACACCAAGAGCGCGAAGGAGAACGAGGAAGGGCAGAGCAAGCTCGCCCAGACTCTCGGGACCGTCGGCAAGGCGTTCGCGGCAGCAGCTGCGGCAGCGGCCGCGGCGGCGGTGGCGATGACGAAAGCGCTCGCGGAGTGCACGGTTCAGGCGGCGGAGTTCGCGGACACGGTGAACACGGAGAGCGCGGTGACCGGCATCGCGACGGACACGCTCCAGGAGTACATGTACGCGGCCGAGCTGGTCGACGTCTCCGTGGACACTCTGACGCGCAGCATGCAGAAGAACATCAAGGCGATGACTTCAGGCAGCGCGGAGCAGCAGGCGGCCTACGAAGCTCTGGGAGTGAGCACGCGCGACGTGAACGGAGAGCTCCGGGACTCGCAGACGGTCTACTGGGAGGTCATCGACGCCCTGGGCAAGATCGAGAACGAGACGGAGCGCGACGGCCTCGCGATGACGCTGCTCGGCAAATCTGCGCAGGATCTGAACCCGCTCATCGAGGCGGGCGCAGAGAAGATGCAGGAGCTCGCCGGCAAGGCGCGCGACGCGGGCTACGTCATGAGCCAGGACTCGCTGGACAGCTTTAACGAGTTCGACGACCAGCTGCAATACCTGAAGGTCGGAGCGACCGCGGCGAAGAACGCGCTCGGGAGTATACTGCTGCCGGCGCTGACGTCGCTCAGCTCGGACGGCGTCTCAATGCTGGGCAAGTTCACGAACGCGGTGAACGACTCAGACGGCGACCTTGAGAAGATGGTCGACAACGTGGCGCAGCTCGTGCCGGAAGCGGTGGAGCTCATCACGAAGCACCTCTCCGATGCGGTCAACTTCATCGGCAGAGTGCTGAAGACGGTCATCCCGGAGGTCCTGAAGACGGTCGGCAAGCTCCTCCTGGACAACTTCCCGAGCCTCGTGGAAGGCTTCGTGGAGCTGGTCCAGAACGTGGCGGACTGGCTGACCGAGAACCTGAGCCCGATCCTGACGAGCGTCATCGAGGCGCTGGGCATCGTCGTTTCGACGCTGCTGCAGAACCTGCCGACGCTTCTGAAGGCGGTGATCCAGATAATCATCGCGGTCTGCTCGGCTCTGCTGGACAACCTGCCGCTGATCATCGAGACCATCATCGAGATGGTGCCCGAGATCATCGTCGCCATCATCGACAGCCTGCCGGTGCTCATCGACGGCATCGCGCAGCTGATCGTCAAGCTGGTGGCAGCGCTTCCGGACATCCTCGCGGCGCTCTGGGACGGCTTCAAAAAGATATTCTCGAAGCAAGGCGTCGAGAAGTTCAAAGAGATGGGCCGCAACTTGTTGGAAGGTTTGAAGGAAGGCATCATGGGCGCGGTGACGAGCGTACTCGAGGCCGTCTCGGGCGTCGGGAAGAAGCTCATCGACGGCATCAAAAAGGTCTTCGGCATCCACAGCCCGTCGACCGTTTTCGCCGGCATCGGCGAGAACATGGCGCTCGGCCTTGAGAACGGCTTTGTCGACACGATGCAGGACGCCAGGTCAAGCATCGCCGGAGCGATCCCGTCGAGCTTTTCAACCAGCTACAGCGGCTCAGCGAGCTACGCAGCCGGAAGCGCGGACGCTCTTCTGAGAGAGCAGAACCAGCTCTTGAAGGCCATCCTGCAGAAGGACACGAGCGTCCAGATCGGCGACGACGTCATCGGCAGAGCAAACGCCCGCTACGTGAAGAACCGCGGACAGATCATGAACGGAGGACTGGCCAATGCCTATTAACATCAACATGAAGCCGGGCTTCTTATACTTAGGAACGACGAAGACGCAGGCGGAAGGTCTGACGGCTTACGAAGTGCCCTACGCGGACTCGATACCGTTCACGACCACCTACCGTGCGCAGTTCCAAACTGTCGCGGACGGGTCCATCGTCGGCCAGCAGCTGGGCCGCGGAATAGCGACGCAGCAGGTGAGCTGGTCGGTCATGGACTCCTCGAAATGGACGGGGCTCTGCGGCTGGATCAAGACGAACGGGATGTGCTTCTGGGTGCACTACTTCGATTATACCGAGGGCGCCTGGGACACCCGCGAATTCTACGTGGAAGAGCTGGCCTGCGACCCCGTGAGGCCCGGAGGCGTCTCAGGAGCAGCGGGGAACCGCGGCAAGGCCATGTACTACAAAAACTGCACGATGACCCTCGTCGACCTCGGGAGGTGAGCCAGAATGAAAGGCGTGACACCGAACACCTCGCTCGCAGCTTACAAGGCAGCGATGGCGAAGGCCATCAGACCGCCGCAGCTCATCAAAATCCAGGTCGACGTCACCGCGGACAACACGAGCTACACCTTCCAAGCGGAGGACGTCGTGACGGCCTCGAAGGTCGACGACATAGACCCGCTGAGCAGAAGGCTCCCGACTCAGACGTTCACGTTCACAGCGGCTGACCCGACGAACAGCTTTGACCCGGCGAACCCCTCCGGGTGCTGGGCGGCGGAGCGCGGCGACAAGGTGACGGTCTGGCTCGGGCTCGACATCGGCGGCACGGACGTCTGGGCCGACCCGGACTACTACTACCTCACGGGCAGACCGGAGGCGGGAACCGGCACGGTCGTTTTTCAGGCGCAGGGCCGCATCGCAACCTTAGACGGGCACTGGTGGCAGGACTACGGGACTCCTCAGTACGCGACGGCCGTCGGGAACATCCTGACGAGCGCAGGCGTCGCGGCGGGCGACCGGAACGTCGACGCCTACGAGCTGAACCGGCGCACAGGCATCGCTTCAGAGAGCGAGCCGTGCACGCACGCAGAGGCGCTCCAGCGCTTCGCGCACGCTTCCGGGATGGCCTTATACTCGAGAGACGACAAGGTCTGCATGCAGCGCTGGTTCGACATCTCGAGCCCGATGGACTTCTCGGGGAACGCGATCGCGCTCCGGGACGTCATCCTGAACGGCGACACGGTCGTGAAGACCGACCCGGTGAAGACGCTCCGGGTGAGCGGCTACCAGCAGGTCATGGACACAACGACCGAGACCATCTGGGAGGGCGACATCTACATGGGCTCCGTCCTCTCGGTGCAGGGCTACCACTTCACATACGGAGGCGACCCCTTCTGGGACGTCAACATCGCGGTCACCGGAGGGCCGGTCCTCGCGCTTCAGACCATCGGCCAGTATGAGTGCAGCATCGCTCTGAGCGGTTCCGGAACGGCGCACGTCGTGATCACCGGCTCACCGATGGAGGTGGGCGAGGCGACCCGCGAGTTCACGATCGGAACGACCGGAGCGACGGAGGAGCTGAACAACCCGCTCATCGGCTTCGACGCAACGACGGCGATCATCCGGGACTGGCTGATAGACGACTACACCTGGTACCTCGCGCAGAGGGTCACCCACAGCGTGAAGCACAGAGGCACGACGCTCATCGAGCCCGGAGACCTGCTGACGCTCACGACTGACAGAGGGACGGTCAACGGCCTCGTGCTGGCGGTCAGAACAGACTACAACGGAGCGGTGAGCTCCACGCTAACGATAAAGGAGATCAGCTGATGATCAGAGGAACGACACCAACAAACACCTTCACGGTCGACATGGACCTCCGGGCCGCGGACGTGATCTATATCACCTACAAGCAAGGCTGCACGGTCGTCGTGGAGCGCACGAAGGACCAGCTCGACAGCATCACCGCGACAGAGCTCACGCTGACGCTGACGCAGGACGAGACGCTCAAGTTCAATCGAGCCCCCGTCAACACCTACCCGAGCTACACCGATTTCGTCTCGATCCAGATCAGGGCGCGGTTCTCGAACGGGCTGGCGGTGGCCTCGAACATAATCAAGACGACGGTGGGCGAGATCCTGAAGGACGGAGTGATCTGAGATGGCGGGCTTCAGAGCGACTTTTTCAACAGAACAGAACCTGAACGCTTCGTTCGGCGACAACGGTCTGAACCTTCGGACCGGCTTCGGAGACGTCATAGAAGCGCCGGGCTCGGTGCGCTACGACATCGAGCAGGAGCTGAGCGCGGAGGACCAGGCGAGGGCGCGGGCGAACATCGGAGCCGGCGCTGACATCTCTCCCATCCTTGAGATGGACGTGACAAATCTCGAGCTTTTGGACGGAGTGTTCTCGTATCTTTTCACGGCGACGAACGTCTCAAGCAGGGAAGAGCTCGCAGCGCTCAACCCCGCGCTTGTGCGGCTGCACTGGGACGGGGCTCTGCTGCTCACCCCGCCGTTCCGGAAGAGCATCACGGGAACGGTCCGCCGCAACGCGGAGGACTGGTCGTCCTATACTCTGGACTTCGGGGAGCTCGGCAGACTGAACAACGCGGGCGCGCTTACCGTCAGAATACCGATGGACTTCTTCGCGTATTTTACGGCGACAACCGCGGACGCGCTAACTCTCAGAGCATGGGCGCAGACGTTCGAAGCAGCCGCTCAGGCGCAGATGCGGACGAACATCGGAGCGGCCTCTGCCTCAGACCTTGCCGCGCACACGAGCGACACAGACATCCACGTCACGGATCAGGAGAAGGACGCCTGGGACGCGAAGTACGACAAGCCGGCGGGAGGCATCCCCGACACAGATCTCGCGGACAAGTACGCGGGCGCAGCTGTCGCAGGAGGCGCGGCAGTCAGAACAGCATCGATCCCGTTCGGAAAGGTCGACGGCACAAGCACGAGCACGGTCTACACCGCGACGGTTCCGGGAGTCACCGAGCTCCGGGACGGCGTGGCTGTTTACCTCATGAACGGGGTGGTGACCAGCGCCTCAGGCTTCACACTCAACATCAACGGCCTGGGAGCCAAGCCGGTCTACCAGACAATGGCGGCCGCGACACGAGTGACGACGCTCTTCAACGTCAACTACACGATGCTGTTCATCTACAACGAGGACCGCGTCACGGACGGCTGCTGGGACATGTTCTACGGCTACAACAGCGACACGAACACTATCGCATACAACATCCGGACGAACGCGACAGCGGGCAACGCGAACAGCGCGATCTACCGCTACGAGCTGCTCTTCTCGCTCCCAGACGGAACGCTGGAGCCGGCGAACAACGTCAGCAACAAACCGACGACCTACACGAAGGCGCTGAGCACCGAGAGCTTCATGGCGTTTGAGCCGATCTACTACTACGCGACGACGTCGAGCGTCGCGGCAGGAGCGGCACCGGGCGCGAGCTACCTCTACACCCAGTACAGCTCGGTGGACCTCCGGTACAGCTTCAACGCCGGGACAACCCTGACGCTCAACAAGCCGGTCTACATCCGCTGCACGCCTCAGGCGGACTGCCAGCTGAAGCTCGACGGCAACGACTGCCTCGTGCAGACGCTGCCGACAACCGCAGACGGGAAGGTCTACCTCTACCTCGGAAAGGCGTACAGCAATTACCAGATCTGGATGAGCCAGAACCACCCGATCTACGAGTACACAAACGGAAAGCTCCAGCTCTGGACGGGCTGAGAAATAAAAGAAAAAAGAAAAGAAGGAGACAAGAAAATGGTCAGAGTTTATTCATCCGGAGTCATTAAAGTGACGGCCGCAGAGCCGCTGGTCATCAAAAACGAAAACGCGGGCGGAAACTTTTTATCGATGGTCGTATATAGGGCGGAACAATCCATAGATGGGGAACACTTCACGGATGCCTTTAACAGTTTCACCGTAAAGGGGAGAAAAAGAGGAGATGCCGACGTTCCGAACATTAGCCACCTAAGAGAGCTGCCTTACATCATAACCAACCATTTTGATAACAACGCCGATGTGGTGAGCGCAGCGGATGACGAAGGTGGCCCTATTCAACTATCAAGAAACTCCGCTGCCGTAATTTTAGTAAACTCATCCGGTACACACAACGTGCCATCTACCCTGGTGTTCCCTTTCGTGGAGGCTTACGATGAAATAGAGATAACCGTAAGACTTCCCGAGGGCTACACAGCCGCGAGGATGACGTTCGCCGTCGATCTCTGTATCGATTAAAAGGAGGAAATAAAGATGGATGCTGTCGCTTTAGCTTTAGCACTCGGCGCCGGAAATGAGGCGCAAGCAGCAAACGCCGCAGCCGCAGCTGCGGCAGAAAAGGCAACAGAGTTCGCTCCGATGGTTCAGTCTTACGGAGGAGAAGAAGCGCCCTGGTTCGAAGCAAAGACCTCAATGAACGGCTTTTCCTCGGTGACGTACAAGGTCCGGCTGACCGAAATCTTCGAGGACGCAGATAGTCCAGAATACGCTTTTCGCGATCTTCAGGACGCCATCAGTGCAAAGATCCGAAACGGAGGGGACGCTCTGCTGATGGTTCAGGGCAGCGCAATCATGGGCGTCGTGAACCAGTCTCTCATCGTTGCGAAGTCGCTTTTGCCGCTAATTTTTACATCAGACGAGCCACGGTTTACTGGTTTTTTAGAGTCGAGGTTCACCCTTGACGCGACTGCCCTGGGGCTCGGCGTCATCGACTCAACGGACAAGGAGAAGTTCAACCTGACAACGGACCCGGACGCGGGCGCCGTGGTTATAGATGACACGACGTTCAGCGGTGGCTATTGCGCCTGGATCCCATTCACGTTCAGCTTCTCGTGACGCAATACAACGGAGGACCACGACCATGATGACAGCAAAAGAGTTCACCGAGAAGCTCCGCCGCACCGCGACGGAGGCGAAGACCTACTACCTTATGGGCGGCTTCGGGCAGAGGCTCATGAGCGGCGACCCGGACTGGTACAACAAGGACTACCAGTACAACAAAGACCACGCGAAGGAGATCAACGCCCACAAGGACACGACCCCGCTGACGTTCGGGTTCGACTGTGTTTGCCTCCTAAAAAGCGTCGGGCTCTGGCACTTCGAGGCTGACCCGTCAAAGCCCTTCGGCGGCGCGGTTTACGACAGCGCGACCGACTGGACCATCGAGCGGATCTCGAAGCAGTGCGCGGACCTGACGCAGGACTTCACGAAGGACCTGGAGCCGGGTGAGTTCGTTTTCCTTGAGGGCTGGGGACACGTCGGCGCCTACATCGGCGACGGACTGGTCGTGGAGTGCACGCCCGCCTGGAAGAACGGCGTCCAGATCACCGGATGCGCGAACCTCTCGAAGGACTACGACCTCAGCGGCTACCCGCTCCGGAAATGGACCTACCACGGGCACAGCGCCTGGATCGACTACACGAAGGCAGACGAGGGCGTCGACTGGGAGCAGGCGTACCGCGTCCTTTCGGAAGCCTACGGCGACCTTGAGGCGGAGTGCGGCAGAGCTTCCCGCGAGCTCGCAGCTCTCAGAGAACAGAACGACGAGCTGGCCGCGAAGATCGAAGCCATGAAGCAGACCGCGGCGTCAGACATCGCGGAGGCCGTGGCCGCAGCTACAGCTTCAGCAGCCGCCGAGCTGAACAAGGCGAAGAAGGAAGCGGCGGAAGCGAAGGCGAAGGCCGAGAAGGCCACAGAGAACGCACAGAAGCTCGCAGAAGAGCTCGAGACAGTAAAGACCTGCCTCGGAGCCGCGAAGGCCCTGGTGGCCAGATACAAGGCTCTGAGAGGGGACATGAACGGAGACGGGAAGGTCAACGCGAAGGACGCACTCTACCTTTACAAGCACACCATCGCGCCGGACCGCTACCCGCTCGCAGACATTGAGGAGATAGAGACATGACAGAAGAGATTATAGTGGCCATCATCGTCGGCGTGCTGAGCCTCGCCGGGACATTGATCGGCGCCTACTTTTCAAACCGCAAGAGCTCGGCGCTCTTCGCCTACCGGCTCGAGAAGCTCGAGGCGGAGGTCAAGAAGCACAACGAGGTCATCGAGAGGACGTACAACCTCGAGAAGGACATGGCGGTCGTGAAGGAAGACATCAGAAGACTGGAGGACAAACCATGAGCAAGGAAGAGTTCAAGAAGGAGATGCGCAGGAAGCTGACCAGCCGCAAGTTCTGGATCGCGGTCACCGGTCTCGTGACTGGCGTGATCATCGCCTGCAGAGGCAGCGCAGAGACAGCGGAGACGGTGAGCGGCATCATCATGGCCGCGGCGTCGGTCGTGGGCTACCTTCTCGGAGAAGGGCTCACAGACAGCGCCAGGGCGGGCATAGAGCAGAAGGAAGAGACACCCGAGCCGGAGCCTGAACCCGAAGAAGAGGAGGGCGAGGAACAATGAGAGAGACTCTTCTGGAGAAGCTGCGGGAACGCATCAGAGAGAAGCAGCGCGAGTGGTTCTGGAGACCGATAGAGGTCAACCCGGAGCCCGAGCCGATAATCCTCCCGGACGATCCGATCGAGGACTAAAAGAAAAGAGCGGCCGAAGCCGCTCTCTTTTTTTTGTTTCCGCCCTAAGGTAGGTCATCAATAGGAAAGGCGGGAACGTGACACCTTCGCAACCATTAGAGCGCGACCAGAAAGGAAAGTAAACGCGCGCGCTTTTGGAATTGACGAGGTCTGGCAGACCAAAGGCGGAAGCTTTAGAACATCGACGCCCCCCGCCTCATCGAGACGCCCTGCGGCGTCTCTTGCTATTTCAAAGGTGACACAGCCCTCCTCTTCTCCCGTGTAGTTCAGATCTAAGACTACGCGGTCGTCGAAGAGCCAGACGGCGCGCAGGAACACGCGCACCAGGGAGCTCCGCCACGTCGGGTCATTGACGTCACCGTCCCGGAACATCCGGAGCCAGGCGTCCACCGTCGCACGGTCGAAGGGCTTCACCATCTCCTCCTCTCGGGCTATCGCGTCCTCGAGCTGAGCCGCACGGTCGCCAAGCTCTGAGAGCGAGGCGCTCAGGTCTGACATCGTCCGGACGTCCAGCTCGACAGCCTGCATGTTCCGGAGGAGCGTCGAGCGGCGCTTCTCGACGTCGGCGAGCTCAGCCTTGAGCCGCGGGACGTCAGAGGTCTCCATCTCGGCCGCCTGGTGCTGCATAAACTGGTCGACGATCCACTCGAGCATCTCATCTGAGAGAACGCTGTCGACGAGCAGGGAGACAACGAGGTCCTCGATCCACTGCTTCTTCGCGTACTCCTTCCGGCAGCTGCCGCCTCTTCGTCTGTTGTTGCAGACATAATAATCATAATACGCGCCGGACTTCGACCGTCCGCCGCCCGCAGTCATGGGAGCTCCGCACTCGCCGCAGAAGAGCTTCCCGGAGAGGATGAAGTTCTGACCGGGAAGGCGCCGCGAGTTCGGGGCTCTTTTTCGTTCGTCTTTATTCATGTTTGCCTTCTCCCAGAGCTCCGGGGAGACTATCGCGGGGATGCCCTCCGGGTCTTCTATATCTTCGTAAACGTACAGCCCCTTATACTTCGGATTTTTGATAATGTTATAAATCGACGAGACAACGAACGGGCGGCCGCTGCGCGTTCTGAACCCGCGCTCGTTCAGGTCGCGGGCGATGGTGGCGGACTGCTCGCCGCCGGCATAGCGCTCGAAGATCTCCTTCACAACGGGCCCCGTCTCAGGATCTATTTCCCAGGTTTTGTCGGGAGCTTCCCGGAGGCCGAAGCAGATCTGCCCGAGGGTCCAGCGCTTCAGGGCGGACTCATAGAGCCCGCGCTTCACGTTCTCGGAAAGGTTTGCGCTGTAGTATTCAGCGAAGCCCTCGAGGACGCTGTCTATCAGAACGCCCTGGGCGCCCTCAACCATCGGCTCCATGACATACTCGAGGCGAACGCCGGCATGCTTCAGGCGGTTCTTGTAGACCGCGGCGTCGTACCGGCTCCGGGCGAAGCGGTCATGCTTCCAACAGACGATGACGTCGAAGGCTCCGGCCTCGGCGTCTTTTATCATCTTCTGGAAGGCAGGGCGGGCGTCCGAGGTCCCAGAGAGAGCGCGATCTGCGTACACCTCGCCGACCTTCATGCCGAGGCGCTTCGCATAAGCTCGACACTCGCGCACCTGGCCCTCGATGGACTCCTCGCGCTGACCGGC